TATTTGGACATTGCTAACTAAAGGTTATATTGACACAGAGTCTACTGTGATCATGCGCAGACAACAGGCATTTAACTATGCTCATACACTATTAAGTGCTGTAGAAGATGTAGAACAATTTAAGAAAGAACAAAATGAGCAAAATAAAAATAGCTGAATTATTTTATAGCATACAAGGTGAAGGACGTTATATGGGCGTGCCTTCTGTTTTCTTGAGAACATTTGGTTGTAATTTTAAATGTGCAGGCTTTGGCATGCCCCGTGGTGAACTAAGCACAGAAGCAGAAGACATTTCAGAAGTAGTTCATATGTTTGCAAATTATGAAGATTTGCCTTTAGTGTCAACTGGTTGTGATAGTTATGCTAGTTGGCATCCTAGTTTTAAAGATCTTAGCCCAATGCTTACTAGCGATGCTATTGCTGAACGCATTATGGAAATATTGCCATACGGTGAATGGCGCGACGAACATCTAGTTATCACAGGTGGTGAGCCATTGCTGGGTTGGCAACGTGCATATCCAGACTTGCTGGATCATCCTCGTATGCAAGGACTTAAAGAAATTACATTTGAGACAAACGGAACTCAAGAAATATCCAAGGAGTTCGGTAGTTATCTACATCGTTGGGCACATCATCATGACAAAGATTTTATGCGTGAGATCACCTTCAGTGTCAGTGCCAAACTTCCGTGTAGTGGAGAGAAGTGGGATGAAGCAATCCTGCCCAAAGTGGTCTGTGACTACGAAGAACTTGGCACAGCCTATTTGAAGTTTGTTATTGCCACTGAAGAGGATAGAGATTACGCATTAAAGGCCGCAAGTGAATATCGTGCGGCCGGATTCAAGGGACACGTTTACTTTATGCCAGTAGGCGGGGTTGAAAGTGTTTATAATTTAAATGCTAAGTCAGTGGCATTGATGGCAATGAAACACGGTTTACGTTACAGTGATAGATTGCAAGTGCCGTTATTTAAAAATGAATGGGGCACTTAATGCACCAAACGGTAAAAAGCATTTGTATTCTAGGTTCAGGCTCCGCCGGGTGGGTGACTGTTCTTGGAATACTGCCACACTTACCTGATTTAGATATTACTATTATATGTTCTAAAAAACATTCTAGCATCGGCGTCGGCGAATCAACACAGCCAGACCTAATAGATTTGCTTGAAAAAGCTGGGATTGATCTTCCGGATTTTATGCAAAAAACTGATGCTACATTTAAACACGGTATGTATTTTAAAAATTGGAACGGTGAAGGCACAGACTACTGGCATCCTTTTTCTGCGTTACCAAGAGAAGGTATGTATTCTAGAGCACATCATTATCATATGATGTCAAAAAGAGATCCTATTAGTTTTCCAAGAAAAGATTATTATAAAAGAGTGCATCCTAGTTATACACTAGCTATAGAAAATAATTTAACATCAACTGATATAGGGCATGCCCTGCACGTAAACGCAGAAGATTTTGCAAACTATGTTAAGAATCATGTTAAAAATTCTATTAAAATAGTAGAAGCAGATACTTACGATGTTAAACACGACACTAACTCTATTAATTACATTACTATTAATGGAAATCAAATCATTAAGGCAGATTTATATATTGATTGCACAGGATTTAACAAAGCATTAATTAGTAAAATAAGCGATTTAAAAAATGATGGATACGAAGCCAACGTTAATACTGCATTGTTTGGTAGAGTGCATTACACTAATAGTAATGTTAAATTTATTCCGTATACTAAAGGCGAAGCTATTAAACACGGTTGGATATGGACTACTCCATTGCGTAGTCAAGTAGGAACTGGATGTGTTTATCATGATCAGTATACTACTGAAGAAGAAGCAAAAGAATGTTTTGTTGATTACTGGCAAGGAGCTCTTAAAAAAGAAAACATTCGTAAAATTCCATTCTCATCAACATCATTAATGAAGCCGTGGACTGGCAATGTAGTTGCTGTCGGACTTGCTTCGGGGTGGATTGAACCATTAGAAGCAACTGGCATTAGCACATTTATACAACAGGTAAACACTTTAACACGATTTCTAATTAATAGATATTATGATCAAGATGTAATTGATCGTTACAACACATCGTTAAGAAATTATATAGAAGATGTTCAAGATTTTATTGACGTTCATTATCTACTAAGTTCTCGCAAGGACAGTGCATTCTGGCAGTGGGCGACTAGTCGAAAACCCCATCCTAGATTAGAAGCAAGATTAAATGTATTTAAAAAGTATATGCCAAATGTCAATAATAAACCAATGTCATACAATTGGGGATTTAATGATATTTCTTGGATCGATACATTAACTGGATATGATTTCGAATTTGATCCTATTGATGTTCCTATATGGTTACTAAATAAGCGAGATTTAGAGATCTACACTAACTTTAATATGAATAAGGGATAACATGAAAAAATTATTTAAACGATGGTTCGGCATTGATCAATTAGAAGAAAATATCAAAACTCTAAAAGAAATGGAAGCAAAAGCAGTTGCATCAGCTGCCGAGGCACAGGTTGCAGAACAAGAAGCTAAGATGACTCCAAAAGAACGTGCTACTGAAAGAGGCGAAGCGTATGTTGCTGTGCTAGATACTAAGGTAAACAAAGATAACCCGCGCAACGGATTCTTTGAGCTAGATTGGAATGATTATTTTATTGCAGACCTTAAAAAGAATGGGTATGGGTTCGACGGCGATCCTGAAGAAGAAATTGTTGATCGTTGGTTTAGAGATATTGTGCGTAACATGCTAGGGGAAGAAGGACTAGATCCTGAACGCCCAGCAGGGTTTATCAATGTTAATCGTATTAACAAAAACAAATCAGAAGTATTTTAATGACAACTATACTTTCACACCACGAACTGATAAAACCATATAATTTTAGTTCGTTGTTTACTAAAGAAAACAACGATCAAATAATGTTTATTAGTAAAGACATCATAGATAGTGGAAACTATTTTATGAATAGTCCTAAGTTTCAAACTAAAGAAAATTTGTTTGCAAGACCAGAACCTATTTGGCTTAAAATGCGCCAAAGTTTTATATATAGTTGTTTTATGTTTTTGGGCAAAGAAGTCCAAATTAAAGGAATAAACTCTTGGGTTTTCATGACCAGCTCAAGAGACGAAGTCGATCGAGATAACTTATGGCATCATCATCACTATGATCATTCGTTTGGAAAATTAAGCGGTATTTGGTATGTTCATATACCAACTGACGTTACAAACCCAGATTTAACAGGAACTGAATTTGCCTTAAACGGTGTTAACGGCGGTGACGATATATTCATTAAGCCAAATAGCTTTACTTGGAACATATATCCTAGTAAAATATGGCATAGGCCCGGGATTACTGATTCAATTGATTACCGGTTTGTGTTTGCGGCGGACATGGAATATCGTATATGACATATATTTTGGTTGATACAGCCAATACATTTTTTCGTGCTAGGCATGTAGTTCAAGGCTCTGCTGACATTAAGTTGGGCATGGCATTTCACATTACACTAAACAGCATTAAAAAAGCATGGAATGACTTCGGTGGCACCCATGTAGTGTTCTGTCTCGAAGGTCGTAGCTGGCGTAAGGATTTTTACGAGCCGTATAAGCGTAATAGACAAGAAACTCGCAGTGCAATGACTGTTAAAGAACAAGAAGAAGATAAATTGTTCTGGGAAGCATTTGATGAGTTTAAAAAATTTGTTACAGAAAAAACCAACGCTACTGTAATGCAACATCCTCAGCTTGAAGCAGATGATTTGATCGCAGGTTGGATACAAAGGCATCCAGATTCTAAACACGTTATTATTTCGACAGATGGCGATTTTGCACAGCTAGTAAGTCCCACTGTTAGTCAGTATAACGGTGTAGGCGATTTACATATTACACATGAAGGTATCTTTGATGCTAAAGGTAAACCCGTTAAAGACAAAAAAACAGGCGAGCCTAAGCCTGCACAAGACCCTGAATGGATGCTGTTCGAAAAATGCATGCGGGGTGACACCTCAGACAATGTATTTTCAGCTTATCCAGGTGTTCGAACGAAAGGGTCAAAAAATAAAGTTGGTCTCATGGAGGCGTTTTCCGATCGTAAAACTCGCGGATATAATTGGAACAATCTCATGCTCCAACGTTGGACCGACCACAATGGACAAGAACACAGAGTATTAGAAGATTACCAACGTAACGTAACATTGTGCGACTTAACTGCACAACCTACTGAGATTAAAGAATTAATTAAAGAAACAATTAAAACACACGCTGTTCCTAAAACTGTCGACCAAGTAGGTATTCGTATGTTAAAATTTTGCAATGCATGGGATATGAAAAAGATTGCAGACAATATCCAATCATATGCTGAACCCTTTCAAGCCAAATATCAAGGAGAATAAAATGGCAAT